CCAGGTGGGGGTATATTGCCCCGTCAGGAAATAGTTTTGCAGGTCTTGGGCAATCTGCCCCTGACTAGCAATATTCTGTTGTTGGCTTTGGTTGATCCGCTGGGACCGCTCCTGGGTATTGTTGGAGAAGCCCATCTTATTATTGGAGACTTGATCGCCGCCCCCAAAGCCCCCCAGCAAGCCACCCGCTAAGGCCCCAATGCCGCCAGCAATCGGGTTGCCGGTGGCCGCAAAAGCCGTCAGTCCTGTTGAAGCGACACCCACACCCGCCCCACCTAAATTAAACGCCATGTTGGCCTCCGTGCGTTACCAGAGGGTAACATAAAAGATGCCCTTTTGTCGTATAACGGGCACCCATCCGTTCAACAATCCGCACAAATTCATCATCCACCATCGGGATCATCCCACAGGCTAAGGTCGCCCCGTTCACCTGCAAGTCATGGAGCGCACGGCCTAACAGGGCTTTCACCACTTTGGCTCGTTTCGTCTGCGACAACCCCTGGTGCACCGAGAGTAATTCAATCCGACTCAAGGGCAACCCCACGCACACCTGGACCGCCCCTAACAGCCACCCCTGCAAATCCGCCACATACCAGAAGGGCGCCACACGGCTCCAGTCACAGGCCGGATATTGCCACCCAAAGGCTTTCGTCGCCTGGTCGACCAAATCCCGAATCGCCTCCCCCTCCGTGTTGAGGGCGTGCCGCACCTGGAATTCCCACGGCTTCGGCCAATGGGCCGCATCAAGGCGTGGTGCCGTTCGATGCTGCCGCCTCGGTTTCTTCTCGGTTATCATCGGGGGTTCCTGCACGTTCGGCATAGATCTCCTGCAATTTCGCTTGGAGTTGTTCAATCATCACTTGCTGCTTACCGATAATCTTTACAAGAAAATCTGCGTTAATGGCCATCGTTACGTCCTTGAAAGTACGCGCACGTAAAAGGTGGGGGTCACATCAATGCCTCCGGCTGTCCCGTTGTAGCACGTAATCGTCACCGTATTGGTGGCGGTCACTTGGGCATCAAACAGGATTTTGTCGGTTAAACTCGTTGAGGCCGAATAACTGACGAGGCAGAAGTCGCCTAAAGCGGACCCCGTCACCGTCATCGTTTGCGACTGGGCGGCCCCATTAGACGGGGTAAAGTTAATGGCGGCACTATTGTTATAGCATTTCCCCGCCAAGACGCCCCCATCAATCTCAATAGCCCCCGTCCCGCCCGGGATGAGGTTAATGCCGACGCCCGCTTCCCCTTGGCCCGTAATAGAGGGTGTCACGCCCGTCGCGGTCGAGGTGAAGGTCAACCCATTGACGGGACTCGCCACATCGCCATCAAAGATAAACGCATCAAATCCCTGCAATTGCAGGTGCAGCACATCATCCGTATCGACGGTCAACGAACTATCGCCATCGGCATCCATGATGAATTCGTGGGCGCTCAGTTGGAAGACCGTGGCCGTCATAAAGATCGAATCCACCCCCGCAATCTCAAACGTAATGACATCATCGGTATCCGCCCGAATAGATGTATCATTATCGGCATCCAGATCGAGGCGGGTGGCATTGAAATCAAAGATAGTCGCAGTCAGGGTGTAAACGGTTGCCCCACCCAAGGCAATCACCACCGTATCATCGGTCCCTGCCGAGAGTGAACTATCCGCGTCAGCATCTAAGATGATGGTTTGGCCATTACAGTCTAAGGAGCCGGTCAGTGGCGAAACCAAGGACAGGGCATTATTGATGATATTGTCAAATTCCGCATTGAGTTTTTGGAAACTCAGTTGTTGCTTGACCCAGGTCGTGACACGGGAAATCGCCATGGCTTACTCCAAACTGGTGGCATCAAACTGCATGCCCACCGAAAAAGCGTGCATAAAAAGATCTTCATCCAAGACTTCCTGCGAAAAGGCATACTGCACCCACCGGCCCTCCCCGCCTTCGACCAGGTCGGCATAGACTTCATTGAAGTTGACCCCGCCCAACAGACTCCCCGTATCCCCCGTCACCGTATCATCCGACAACAGAAACGCATCGGGATCGGGAGCCGTATCATCCAGGAGTTCCGCCCCCACATCCCCTTGGGAAATCGTTTCAGTCTGCGCCCATTGCGTATCCCAGGTCCACCCGAAATCAATGGTATCATTGCCCAGTGGCGAGAGGGTCAAGCCTACTTGCGTCAGTGTCTTCATTTGGGAGGACCGCCCATAATTGAGATGGGGCGTTTCCAGATTGGCGCGGATAATGCCATCCGTATCAATATTGCGGGCATCGACATTACAATTCCGCACATAGCCATCATCCCCGCCGCCCATCACCCGTGGCAACCCGCTTGCAATATAGGTGGCGAGGCAATGCGTCGGCCAGGCCGTAATATAGGACCACCGATCCGGCTTTTGGAGATAGCCGAACTGGTAGTCATAGCACAACACGTAATCATTCGTGGTACTGGACCCCGTGGGGACCGCCACATACAGATGGCTCGTTGTCGAATCATTGACCATCCACGCCCGTTTCAAAATCGAAATGTTGAGGTTCTCTAAGAGCCATTGGTTGATCGGAAAGGTAATGGCCGTATCGTTGTAATCCCCATACGCAGCCGTGGCTTTTAACGACCGAATGCTGCCGGATGGCGTCATAAACAAGAGATCATCTCGGAAGCGGGCAATGGTACTATGCCCCACACAGGGCAAGCCCTGGATGAAGGGCACCCGCGCAAAATCCGCAGGCACCGAGCCGGTAATCCGATGAATACTGCCACGGTTCGGCCCTTTAAAAATGAGTAACTCCCCTTTGTACTCACCGGCCAAGCCCGTCACTTGGTCCCCATCCCCAGGAGAAATATCAAGTTGGCCACTGCCATAGCCCGTCCAATCTTCTGGGTTGCCATCGGCGGAGTAATACACTCGCGACGGGGCCGAGACATCGCCTGACGCCCATTGCCGGTTTTTATGAAAGACACTAAACGCAAAGTTCGGGGGTGAGCCAGCCAGGCTTTGGGCGGTGGTCTGGTCCCACGACTTCGGCACATCGGTATTCGAATCGCTCGCAATAATCAAGAGATCATTAAAGGTGCTGTAATTTGGATGCTTGCCGGACTCTAACCCCGCAAACAGACTCGTCCATGTATTCGTCCCCTGGTCTTGCTGGATGGTGGTCCCCACATGACAGATCTTCCGTTGCGCAGGCGTCCCGGCTGTGCCCATGCGCCAATAATCATACACGCCATAAATCACCGCCCCACTGCCCAATTGACTCCCCAGTTGCGCGGTGCCCCCCACCTTCCGCACCCCCCCATCTAACCGCCAAAAGACATTCTTGGCATCCAAGACATACGGGATGGGGATCTGACTCGTTTGCGTGGGCAGACCGGAGACAAGCGACCCGTAATCGGGTGCCCACCCGCCATCAAACCGATGTGTAAAGAATTGTGTTTGAATTTCTGGCATCCCTACTCCATTCGATCGAACCGGTTCCCAGTATCCCAACGGCGGAACCGCCCACGGCCACTATAGGGCGCATGCGCCGCCCGCACATAGGATTCGAGCTTCGGTTGGAACCGCGCCCGTCGATCCCCCACGTTCACATCGTCTAAGGTCCGTTGCATCACTTCCCGATAGGCCGCATCCGCCGCCTGCATCCGGGCATCATCCTTATGCTCATAAAACATTTTCAGGGCATAGTAATAAATCGCATGGCGGTAGCGCAGCGGCACAATCGGCTCATCGGTATCGGAGGACATCGCCGTGGCCAAGGTGCCTGAAGACGACACCGCCAAGAGATTCGTGATGTAGCTATACGGAATCTGGTAAATGCTATCCGGCGTCGGATAGAGCACAATCCGAGGCCGAAGGGCGGTACTCCCTGATGGCCCCAGTTCAATTTGCGTGGCATAGCGTGGCCGACTGGCAATCGAATTGCGAATGTCCATCCGTCGAAGTTGCTGTCGGTCCAGAAACTTGATGCTCCGGTTATCATCAAAAAAGCCCATATCGACTGAGCGCAAATAATCAGAGGCGACGCTATAGGTATCCTTGAAGGCCGTATAGGTGGAGGCCGTCAAGTCATCCCCCACATAGAGGGTGCCAATGGTCAGGGTTGTCGGGTTGGACACCGCCGTAATCGTATAGACGGTTTCATTGCCAGGGAATTTCATCTTCCATCCCACATCGACCACTTGCCCGAACCCTGTGACCACATCCGTCCACCCTGTCCCCGACCCCGTCAGCGAGGTATTCCCTTGGGCCAAGCTGAGCGTGCCGGTCGTATAGGGAGCCGCCGTAAAGAGTTGCGCTTGCCGTTCGGCCCAATAAAATTGATAGTCATGGCCTAAGTGCATCGCCTGAAGCGCCACATTGACCGCGCGCTTGGCTTGGCTCACCACCGCCGTTTGGCTGGTGTTGGCCCTGACTGCGTTCAACACACCCGTATAGAGATCCGCAAAGGTCGTAAATTGTGTCGTCACGCTCATGTGGGGTCTTCCTCTCCATACAAGGTATAGGTGAGGGCGCTGCCGGTGCCCGATTGAATGCCGATGGTGCCCGACGCCGTGTTCATATAGATCTTGAGATCCATAATGGTCGTGGTATTGGCCGCCACCGAAAAGGCATAGCGCAAGGCCGTCACCGCCGAATAGGTGGTCCCATCATCATCATGAAAGATACTGGCATTCGCCGCCGTCCCCGTCGTATTAC